TGATTCGTCAGCAGTCTCAATAGCCGCAGCAGCGGCATGCATTTCCTCAACGGCAACATTGTGCGCGCGAGTTAGTTCATCCATCGAACTCATTAGAGTCCTTTCGTATGCGAATGTACGGCAGCTTTAGCTTTCGCTTTAGCTGCTTGCAGGTTTTGGATAGCCTGCCGACCGCCAACATCTGGTTCGACGGTCCCGCCAGCATGCTGCTCGACGGAATCACCCCCAACCGTTTCCGGCTGCGAAGTGTCCAAACGATTAGGAATAAGCCCCTTGTCAGCCGCGGCACGCAACAACGCGCGCACAGCCTTAACGTCAGTTTGCGGATACGCACCAGCAGCCACAACACTCACGTCATACAAGCCGTCAATGCGCGTCACAGTGCGCGTAACAGCGCCCGAGTCATCAACGCTCCACGTATCGCCACCCTCAGGGATTGTGAAAGCGAAACTCATTTGATCAACGAGCCCAGACTTCAGCTGCACAGCCAAATCCTTCGCGTAACTGAGCCTCGAGTCGATGCGGGCCCACATCTTCAAGCCGCGAATGTCCTCACCAAGCTCAAGCGTGCCATTACGAGTACGCGCCAACGGCAAATCCATGTTATGACCGATCACTAGGTGCACATCGGGATTGGCGCCGAGAACGTCAGCAAACGCGCCAGGCTGAATAATCTCCCTGAATCCGCCAAGGTCATGGCTCATTTGATCAAAGACGGCTGCGTAACCCGTCACAGTAAGGTACTCAGCACCCATCGCTGATTCCCTAACCTCAAGTTTTACGGGGGCAGTGTGTCTAAACGGATTCATTGCATCCTCTTCTTCTTCTTCAGCTGCCCCCGCAGCGTCGGGAATGTCGTCGGGCGCGAGCGTTTCGATACCAAGCGTGTTATACGCCGCTCGAGCAGCCTCATCATTGTCAACCGCGAGCACAATGTTGTACTCGCTCATAAGTTCTTCAGCCATGCGTGTTTTGAACTCGATTGTGCCTGCCTCGGTGTCATTGAGGTAAAGCTCGTAGTACTCAACACCGGCAGCATCGAGAGCGGCAACGGTGTCAGCGCGCTCAGCTTCCAAGCGGCCCGACACGATGCACACAGGCTCAGGACGCGCGTTAATGAAGTTGATGGTCTTAACGATCGGCTCAGTGCCGTCAAGCAACGTGTCGTCAATCTCAGCAATGATGTGATCAGGCATTAGACGGATTAGGGGCTCCACCCACAGGTGTCATTTGAATCTCCTCGCCACCAGGCGTTGGTGGATAGTTCTCAAGGGCACGAATCTCATTTGGTGAAAGCCATCCTGCCTGACGTGCTGCGCGGTAAGCCTCGTAGCGCTCGCGTGTCGCCGGCCGAAGCAAGGCGTCAGCGTTGAACTCAGGGTAAAGCGTCAGCTGCTCAGGGAACAAGTCAGTATCGCGGGCGAACGCTGCCTCGATGCGACGAAGACGCGGCGCCAAACAGAACTTCAAGAAGTGCTCAGCCGTTTTCTGCGGATCAGTAACAGGCGCACCAGTAATAAGCTCGGCGGGCACGCCAAAGATGCGTGCAACGTCCTCAATCCCCAGCTTTGCCATCTCAGCAAACTGCGCGTCAACCATGCTCACAGGCAACACCTGCAGATCGGCGCCGCCACCAAGCACAGCAGTCTTGCGAGCGTTAACTAGTCCGCGGTGCGCTTGATTCCACTGATTACCAATTTCTTCAGCCTGTTGCGCATTAAGGTTCTGTGGCATCTTCAAAACAAGGCCAGGTGTCGCATCATTGGCGAAGTAGCGGCCAGCGAACGATTGAACCGCGACACTGTTACCCAGCGTCGAGCGATGCAAGGTGAGCGGGCTTACGCCGGACGCGCCACCAAACGGTGCAAGACCCCTGACATGCAAAATCTCACGATTGGTAAGTGTCTTCGTGTCAGCGCCGTCCTGAACCTCAAACGTCAACTGACCCTTCGAGTCAGCCTTAACCGTCACGCGACTAGCTGAAAGGACACGAAGCTCCTGCACCTGCCCCTGCGCAATTGTCTTCAACACAAAAGCGTTACCGAAGCACTCAACGCTAGAAACAACGTCCTGAATGAACTCAAACGCAGACTGCTCAAGGTTTGGGCTGTTGTGCAGCAGCTTGTATTGCTGCGTGCTGTCAGCTAGTTGCCGATCGAGCGCGCCAGCACGATCGTAAACCTTGACGGGCATAGCAGCGATGGAATCAGCAACGAGACGCACGGCGGCCATAACAGCCGGCAGGCCAATGCTTTGCACAGGCGAAGCGTCAACACGCTGCGAACCAATGTCAGTTGGTCCTGGCGCCACGCTCGTATCAACACCAAACGTTCTGATGCTCACGTCACGGCCAGCACGGTTCAAAAGTCTCACGGTAGTACCTGCACAAGCATCACGTTCTCCTTAGGAATCTCAACATGGCCCGCCAACTCAGTCGCGCCACCATCCCCAAGCATCACGGCACTCAAAACGATGTATCGCTTAGCGGCAACACCAACCAGGACGCCCTCAACGCTCGGCAACCCGTCCTTCTGATGAATACGCACCAACCGGCGGCCCCTAATGCGCCACGCAATCTTCAAGCACCAAACTGGCATGCGTTACCCCCTAAGTTTGACTGGTTGCCCGTTAACGCCCTCAACCCAAGTTTCATGCAACCGCTCAGCGCCACTTTCGCTGCGGCGGTGGTAGTAAGCCTGCTGCTCAGCCTGACGCAGCTGATCGCGTTGTTCGCTCCAATGCTCAACCTCAACATCATGCAACGCAAGTGCGGGCTCGAGCGGCGGCTGCCCCCAAAGGTAACTAAACCCATTATCGACGGGGTAGCGGTAGAAGTAGTGCGCGCCCGCAACCTCAAGACCCCGCATCGCCCTGTAAAGCAACCTAATTGGCTGCTTATGCTGGCTTACCTTAATGACTTGCGGATCACTGCTGTTGCAAACCATGACTTCAGCAGCGTTCAAGTCGGTTTGTTCTAGCCGGCGCCGAAGATCAACAGCTTTCGTAACGAAGCAGTCAGCGTCAAGAACCCACAGCCAATCGTCCTCAGTTGTGATCTGCTCAGCCAACCGAAACATCAAACTACGTTTCTCAACCTCATTGCCAGCAAAAGGTGAGTCGGGCACATGCAGCGTCAAGCCAATGCCAGCGACGTGTGCGGCATGCGTAACAGCGTCCTGCTGCAGCACGCCACTACTGCGACCCGTAGCCGTCAACAAAGCATAAGGCCCATCTACGGCAACGATGTGATTGCAACCAGCCCTAGCAGCGGCAGCAACGACAGTGGCAAGCCACGCGGGGCTCTCGTCATACCAAGACAAGCAACAAACGATTTTCACAGCAGAAAGCCCTCATCGCCGCCCTCGGCCACGGAGCGCCACGCGCGCCAGTGAGCCATCACGGTCGCTACGCAAGCGTCAATGCGCTTCGATTGGTCAATCTTGCTGATCTTCCAACCGCGAGGTGTTTGCTTCGCCGCGGTAGCGGCCACGTGCTCCGCCAGGACAGGATCGCCGTCATGCCGAATACGGCCTTCACGCGCGCTAGCGTAAAACTCTTGATAAGCGTCAGACATAGCCGCGCTCGATTGGTGCAGCGGCGCGACCGTCATACCCTCACCGCTTAGCGACTGCGCGCTGCGTTCAAAGAAACGCGGATCGAAGACCAGCTCAGCAATGTGGTACTTGTCTGCGAGCTCACGAATGTAGGTTTCAACGTCTTCAAGGTCAATGCGGCCCGTGTCGTAATACTCATGCGCCGGCACATCCGCGACAGCACTAAAAACATGTGATTGAACGCACACCGTGTTGTCACGCACCCACGCGATCGACACAGCCGTGCAATCGTGCACCAAGCCAACGTCAACGCCCACGTAAATCGTTTGCCCAAGCTCAGGTGTTGCTGTTGCGTCGAGCATGCCGTCCCAGCAGCCAGCGGGCAGCCAGGCGGTGCGCGTCACAGTCCACTGATTGAGATGGAGGCGCCTGAAGCTAGATTCGTCAAGGCTTGGTGATTCAAACTGCTGGCGAAGAGTGTCAGTCGTCACCCAAGACGCAGGATTAGCGCGCATCCACGCAGCCTCGTCCTCAATGTCAGTGCCTTCGGGAACCGAGAACCAATAGAAGAGGAATCCACTGTCCTCGTCGCGGGCAAACAACAGCGAGCCCTCGTTGCGGGTCTCGAGCTGCGGCAAGTCGATCGCCGCCTTGAACAGCTGCCCTAGAATCGTGGTCTTGTCGTATCCGGCAGTAGTGATGCTGCAAGTCAAGGGAAGCTCACGGGCCCCTGTCGCGGTTTGCATCGCAGCCCACAACTCAACCTGCCGCGGCGTGCTGAAACTGTGCAGCTCGTCAACAATCACAATTTCGGGATTCAAGCCATGTTGCAGCTTGCCGTCAGCTGCAATTCTGCGAATGAGCCCATTTGATTCAGCGCACTTCATTACAAAGCGCTGCTGCTCAAACCACAAGTCAATAATCGGATCGCTCGCAGCAAACGCACGCGCCTGATCAAACACAACCGCAGCCTGCTCACGCGAACCAGCGGCAACAATCACGTCAGGGGCATGCTCACCCTCAATCGAAGCAAAATACAAAGCCAACGCACTCAACAAGCTCGACTTGCCATTCTTACGCGGCAACCCAACAAGCGCCTGCCGAGTCTTCCGCCGGCCATCCTTATCAACAGCAAGAAGCTCAGCAACCAAAGTGCGCTGCCACGGCTCGAGCGTAAACGGCTCCCCAAACCAACGCCCAACAGTATGCTTAATGTATTTTTGGCACCACACTTCGAAGTGCTCAGCAGGCGCCATCGACCCGCCCTGACGAACACTCCTAGCTTGCCACTGCGCTACAGTGCCATCAACAGCTTCCAAAAGATGCTGATGCCTGGACGGAACAAACGTGCCATCGCGCAAATGCTGCTCAAGCGACTTGGCCTTAGTGTTCCTCGGAGTTTCAACAGTCATCACTAACCCCCATCAGTGAGCTTGAGCTATTGCGCGTGTAAAAAAAAGAT